ACATTACCTAAACCTACATCATCTGCATCTGCTGCTGATAAAGTAGCGCTTTGTATAGTTGATTGACTTACATTAGTAACATTACCTAAACCTACATCATCTGCATCTGCTGCTGATAAAGTAGCGCTTTGTATAGTTGATTGACTTACATTAGTAACATTACCTAAACCTACATCGCCGGCTGTGGTATTAGCATTTAAAGTATTAGTAGTATCTAAATCTGTGCCACCTATAGTTACAGTTCCTTTAAAGCCAGCACCACTATTTGTAGAATAAAAATATTTTGTTTTAATTTCAGCATTTGATAAATCAAATAATGCTCCTGCTCCTGTAAAAGTAGAAGTTTCAGAAGTTACAGCTGATTGAATTTGTCCTGTTGTTATCTTACCCCCATCAATAGTGGTAGTATTTGCTCCACCTATATGAGCTGCAACTCCTGCTGCTTCTATTGGAGTTGTTGAACTTGATCCATCTGTTAGTGTTCCACCACTAAAAGTTACTACACCACTGAAACTTGTATGTTGAACCACACTTGAATAACTTACTGTAATTGTTGATGCACTTGCCGATGCTTCTGTTCCGAAGTATCGAATAGTATAAAATGTATTACTAGAAGTTGCATCTTGTGTTCTTGGAATATTTTTCCAAGTATTAGTTGTACCACTATCATTAATTCCAGTCCCGCTTACAACTCCAGTACTAAATGTATATGTAGTGCCTGAGGGTGCACTTGGTGTACCAGCAGTTGTTTTTTCATAGAATAAATATCCTTGTATTGTTCTTAATCCAGGATCTCCGTCATCAGGAGTAACTCCTGCTTTAGATTTTGAAAAGCTTTGTTGTAATGGAGTACTAAATGCTGTTCCATTTGCTCTTACTCCAGATATTGTATAAATAATTTTACTAAGATCGGTTCCGTTCGCGACTCCGCTATGATCACCAACTGTTAAATAAGTTCCACTATCTGTTTTAGTTCCGACTGATATATTAGTAATAGTACTTTCTGTACTCTTCCATGTTCCATCTGCTGTACCTGTACCATCATATTCAAGCGCTGTTGATCCTTCATATACTTCTATAATTGTTCCTGATCCTGTATAGCTACTTACTGCGCCTGCACTTGAAGCTGGAAAAGTATGAGATGAATTTGTTAATACAAAACTCATTCCATCAGTTCCAGAAGCACTTGCTACTACTGCAGCAGAGAATTTTGAAGTAGCAATAGTATCAGTAGAAGTATTAGCACTAGCTGTAGCTTGTCTTACCCATAAAAAAGATCCCTGTGGTACTGTTGGTATTGTAGCAGTCCAACTATTAAGTGTACCCCCAGTAACTGCTCCTGTTGCAAAAGTATAAGTAAAAGTACCACTAAAGGCGGAAGGTGCACTAGACCCACTCGTAGAGACTCGGTATAAAGCTACTAAAGCATTAGAATTACCTGCTGCTCCTGTTATACTCTGTCCATCTTCTCCTATACCACTATGCATGACTGCAGTTGAAAACTCAGAAGTAGGAATAGTATCAGTAGAAGTATTAGCACTAGCTGTAGCTTGTCTTACCCATGCGTACTCTCCAGCAGATAAAGCTGGAACTGCGGTAGTCCAACCATTCAATGTGCCGTTCGTTATTGCTCCTGTTGCAAAAGTATAAGTAAAAGTACCACTAAAGGCGGAAGGTGCGGAAGAGTCACTAGTATTCTTGTTATATAAAGATACTGTGGCAGTATTTAATCCAGCAGCTCCTGTAGCACCTGTAGCACCTGTATCACCTTGAATTGATTTAGATAATGATTGTGTTTTAGAAATTGTTATTACATTTTCAATATTTATTGGATATGTAATAGTTGCTTGACTAGCTGTTATACTACTCACATTTCCAAATACAAGATCTTTTCCAGATATAGAAGGTGAACTATCTACAGTAATATTAGTATCGGTTATATCACCTTGAGCAACTCTAAATTGATCAAAAGTTGGTGTGGTTCCAGAAGCTACTGCTTGAAGTTGTTTTGTACCTTTAAATACAGAAATAGTTGTTCCTGAATCATCATAAGTAACAGTTCCACCTGTTGTAGTTGGTAAAGTTTTTGCATCGTTTGTTATATTTACAGTATAAGCGTCCGCTTCTGTTGTAATTGCATATTTTTCTATTTCATATGTTGGCATTATGATGTCCTCGTTATTTTAGCACAAACCGTATCTTCTTCAATATCTGGTTTCCAAGATTGATAGTAACAATACACTCCACTGAGTGCTATAGGGCTGGCTTCTTTTAAATACATTTCTGTATCACTTATTATAGCAAATACTTCTCCATAAATAGCATTTGTTTTAAGAACATAGTCATTTGTTGAAGCAAATCTAACTAAATCTCCCTCTACAAAATCACCATCAAAATTAGTACCAGAACCTGTTACTTTATGACTAAACTCTGCAACAGTTGCTGTTCCACTACCTAAAGTTAATCCGTTATTTGATGCTCCTATTTTTTTCCAGTATTTGAGATTTAATAATCCATAATAAACTGTAGCTCCATTACTATGAGTAGCAGCTGTAGTACTATTAGCTCCTCTTGTACAACCTGTTAGAGTAGTACTAGTTATACCTGTATATGAAATATCCTCTGAGTCAACTCTAATAGTTCCTGATGCTCCGAGATTAGCTACTGATGCTACATCAATAGAAGTTTCTGAAGCATCTAAAGCCTCTGCTAACGTAGTTGTAGCTCCTACACTAGTATTAGAAACTATATTATCTGTAAATATATCTGCTCCTACCCATGGATCAGTAGTATTACTTGAATCATGTATTAAATACCCTTCTCCACTACTTGCTAATCCAGAAAAAGCTTGTATCTCTTGAGCTGTAGTAGCCGAAGTTACTGTATGTAATTTGCCTTTATTATTTGTAAAAGTATAATCATCAGCAGCAGTATTTACATTTCCAGTAGTAGTGTTTAATAAAAAATTACCAGTCATATGACCGCCTCTAGGAAGCTTCTCAAATCTGCCTATGGGCGAATTACTTGGTATTTTAAATTCTCCTTTAATGGTTTGCCATATAGATTTTTGGGTTCCTTTACTTACTGCTCTAACTTGAATTGTATACCAACCATATCTTACATCATCGATAGTAATTACAGTATGTCTAACTCTTTTTTTCTTAGTAGAATTATCTTTACTTAAATTATGTTTAAGTTCATACCAGCTAACTTCTGAATCTACTAGTTCTTCTGCTTGAAATACAAAAGTATTATTTGTATGAGATTTTGAAATAGTAGAATAAGCACCTCTTGTTAATCCTGTTAAAGTATTAGTACTCTTACCTGTATATTTAATAAATTCCTCATTTATTTTAACAATTCCACTACTTGAAAAATTAGTACCATCTTGTAATACAATAGAAGTAGAAGTCGCAGTTAAGGCACCATTTAAAAATGTTTTAGCATGTGCTTCTGAAGTTTTTGCTGTTTTTGGTGCTCCCCAAGAAATTGTGGCGGAAACTCCTGTTCCACCTGCACCACCAACTACACCTTGATAACCCATATTTGATCCTCTTGAAAAATTTACTGATAGAGATGAAGGTGGTGAAATAGCTATAAGTCTATCTGGTTGAATATCATAAGCTGGAGTATCTATACGATAACCCTTTTCTATTTGATCATATTTAGTTCTATCATATAAAAGAGCAGAAATATCATAAGTTTCATCACTATTTTCTGTTACAGATACTATTTTATATTGAATTGTTTTTTGTGCTCCCTTAGTTTCATTACTATCTCTTTCATCTGAAGTTAAAGCCCATATTACTTCTACTGGTGGAACACTAGAAAATGCTGATAAAACTGGTAAGGCTTTTGTAGTTATTGATCCATCTGTACTACTTGGAGTTCCGTCTAATCCAGCAAAATTTACAAGTTGATTTTCAACTCTTGCATCTTCTACCCATTCTAATCTTATTGGAACACCACTATCATCTTGTACATTTAAAGATTTTAATTCTGTATCTATAAGAGCTCCATTTTTATCTTTGAGTACGATATCTCCTCTTAAATATGTTATACCATTTATATCAGCACTATCTTGTCCAATAAAAGCACCCCCTGTTCCAAATATAATATGTAAAATATAATTACTATTTGGATATAATGTTATTTCTCTATCTAATGGAATATTAAACATATCTCTAGTTCCTTCATTAGATACTCTTCCGCTAAATTGTATTTTTTTCCGATCACCATCTTGAATATTAATTACATCTCCTGGTCTTACAAAAGCAGCATTTGTAGCAGTTTGAAAAGTAACTACTTCTGTTTCTAATTTATTAACTAAAAGCATCCATTGACCCAATCTGTGTGCTTGTGCTTGACTAGTACAACCAAAACCAACCACACTTTTTGTTTTTATTTTTTTTGTTTTTATAATATTTTCTACATCTTCTACTATCTCTACTTCTTGTAAAAATTTATTCTTAGGATTATTCCAACTTACAATTATTTGATTAGGTTTTTGTCTGTCTGAAGAACCTTGATAAGCAAAAGTTCCTTCTATAACATTTGTTTGATTAAATGTATATAAAGGTAGTTTTAATCTATCTTGAACAGGAGTTAATTGCCCATTCATCCAATAAAGCATACCTCTAAATATAGAAGCAAAATCTGATAAAACTTTATAAGCGTCTCCTGTTTTACTAATATAATGGTTACATGTAAAGCGGGGCTCTGTACCTCCTTCTCCATCTGGAACTAATTCATCACAGTATCTTGCTATTTTATATAATGCATATTTATCAACTAATGTATTATCTGTTATAATACTCCCTAATCCATATACAGGATTTATGCATAGATCATAAAATACCCAAGCAGGATTATTACAATACATTTTATTATGATTTACACTAGATTCACTAAAAGTGCCAAAGTCTCCTCTAAAATTACCATCCCAATCTTGATAACTTCCTGCATCTACTCCTGTAGATGGATTTCTCTCATATCTAGCTGCTCCATTTGTTTCATCTCTTGTAAGATAATTACTGGGTACTTGAACTTTTAAACCTTTAACATGATATTGTCTTATAGGAAAAGTTTTAAAATCTTCAGCACTAAAAGTTACTCCTGCATATGCTGTTAATGGATAACTTAATTTATCTGTAATTTGTGCTTCTAAAGCTTGTAATATAGTAACGCCATACATAGTCCAAGAATTTGATCCTTTACGAAAATTATCTGAATTAACTTTTTTAATTCTTATTCTCCAATCATCAAAAGGTTGAAAAGGTGTTGCATCTATAAGGAACTCTTCTGCAAAAGCCTGATGTGTAGGACCTGATACAATAAAAGCATTACTTGCTTGTCTATTTGGACCGTCCCATCCATATGCATCAGGATCTTCTAAAACTCCGTTTGAATTCATTAAAGTTTCTCTTCCAAAAGCTATTTTTGATGTAAAACTATTAGCTCCTGGTTCTACATATTCGAACCATATTTGAAGTTCACTCCAATTAGGACCTTCATCTCCATCATGATTATCTATTGAATATAATCCTGAAGGAAAATCAATAGTTATTTTTATTTGATCTATTAAAGAAGCATTTGGAACAGACATATCTTGTGCTGTTACAATAGTATCACTTGCAGTACCTGAAAAAGTTTCTTCACTTCCACTATCATTCCATGCTGTTGGTGCAGATGTTTTAGATTCATAATCTGCATTTTGTAGTAATTGAGTTTTTGGTACATAAAGATAACTTGCAGTAGGAATAGCCTTACCAAAAGATGTCATAGGTTTCTGATATAAAGTGCCTGCATTAAAACTTGCTCCCACACTTTCGTAGTTCCATTCTTTATCTTCCGAATTTGGATTCCATGTAATATCTGTTTCATGAAATAAAATACAAGTTTGAGTTGTAACTGAAGTAAGGGCTGCATCTTCTAATGTACAATAATCTAAATTAGCATTAAAAGCCGTTATTTTAGATACATGATCTAAATACCCTATAGCTGTTGTTACTGATTTATATATTCCAGGCATTACATATGCTTGAGTTGCACTAACATATCTTTGTATATACCCATGATAATCTGTTCCACCCATTCCTGCTCCTTTTATAGTTATCATGGGAGTATAGGGTTCATCTCCTGTAGCCATAGCTTCAGTGAAAAAACTACCACTAGCAGTTATTAAAGTTTGAGCTTCATTTCCCACTGGTCCCCCTGCTGAAGTTCCTGCAAAAGTAACTCCTCCAGAACTAGTTGTTGATTTACCAGCTCCTTCAAGCAATAAATATTGATGTTTAGTACTGTCTATTACTCTATTATCAAAAAATTCTTCTTCTGCATCTACAGTAACTCTATCATCATTTGTAGTAATATCTAAACTTGCTTTATAGGTTTTCCTAGGACCTGATGTAAGCCAAATACCTTCATCTAACATAGGAGTAGAATTAAGATAAATAGAGGAGGGCCCATTTATTAAGCCGTGTATTTCTCCTTCAGATATTAAATCAAAAACAACTGCATATTGTTCTGTATTTTCAGAAGCAAAAATACCCTCGGCTCCTGCTAAGCCATATTTTTTCCAAGCTCCTTCATCCCATCCTGACATTTATCTCTCCTCTACTTCAGGGTCATCATGTGCATCAGTTACTGTTCCACCTGATGTACCTGCTGCATCGTTTCCTGCGTTTTGTGCATTTTTATAATTCGTTGCATATAGAGTATTACTATTAGTATAATCTCTATCTGTATATTCTAAATAATTTAAAGGTATAGCATTAGTAGACATTGAAGCACTTATAGGAGTTCCCGCTATCAGCATCTCTCCATATAAAAGAGGTACAGGCTGTCCTTGTAATATAGTATTACTTCCACCATCAAATAAGTAACCTTCTTCTTGCTTTTCTTTATCTATATCTCCTATTAACATTTGTTCCACACCTTGCGTCACTAGTTGTGTTCCTATTGTTATCAGAGTTCCCCCTGCAAATTCCATAAATGCCGCCAATTTACTACCTTCTGTAAATTGCAAACCCCAATCAACTGTTCCACTAATATAATATCCTATAACTATTAAAGTTATTCCTATAATTATTTTACCCATACCAGTACCCATAAAGCCGCCTTTTCCTTTGTCTTTTCCTGCCCCTAAAGGTACTGCGGTAATAATTATATCTTCATTATTTAAATTTA